CCAGCACTAGCCCCGGCCGCTGCCGGCGTGGTAATGCCCGCCATGAGCCCCCGCAAGCCGCTGTTGATGTCACCTGTGACTGACGAAAGGCCGTTGCGGATGCCAACGCCGATGCCCTGGGCAAACGGCTCACCAATCTCGTCTGCTGCCACTCGTGAGGGTGAATGGATGCCCCACAGATTCAGGAATGATTGTTTGGCGCGTTCGGCCGCATCACGCGCTACCTGTGCGATATAGCCACCGCCGTTGCGAAGGCCGTTAGCGATGCCCTCCAGGATGTTGCGTCCCACCGCTCCCCAGTCCACTTCACTGAACCAGCCGCGGATGCCGTTGACGATGCCCCGGATGATCGTCTCGAAGAACATGCGCCAGTCGTTGAGGATCATCCGCAGCGTGTTGCCGGCGCCCTCGAAGTCGCCGGTCAAGATCTGCAGCATCACCTGTACGATGTTGAGGATAGTCCGGAACTGCGTCTCCCAGAACATGGTCAGCCAGCCAAACAGCGTCTGCACCACGCTCATAATCCGCTCGCCGTGGTCGTCCCAAAAGCCCCCAATGGCAGACAACACCGTCTCGACTACCTGTTGGATGCGCGGCATGTTCTGATCGAGCCAGCCCTTGAAGAAGTTGAGCGGCCGGATCGCGCCGGTGTCCACACTGCCGGAGAACCTGGCAAACCAGTCGCGGGCAGTTGTGACCATGCCCCCGATCGCCTCGCCCATCGCAGTCATGGCAGGCACCACCTGGTCACGAACAAACGACGTAACCGGCGGTAGCACCTTCTGCACGATCTCGTTCATCAGCGTGGTAAACGCCAGCATGACCGGCAGCAGCGCCTCGCCGACAGTGGTCTTCAAGTTGGTCATTTGCGCGTCCAGGATGCGCTGCTGATTCGCCAGGCCTCCGGACGTGCGCGCAAAGTCCCCTTGCGCCAGGCTGGTCTGCTCGTAGATCAAGGCCTGCGCCGCCAGCACTTTCTGCTGCGGGGTGAGCGCCTCCTTGGTGGTGGAGATGATGCCCATCTCCAGCGCCTTCTGGCGCATCGACGCGTCATCGAGCAGCACGCCGTACGCGCGCATGGGTTCCGCCTCGCCGCGTAGCGCAGCGCCGATGGCCTCGATCGCCTGCTCTGGCGAGGTGTTATTGAATGAGGCCAGGTCCGACGCCAGTCCGGTAAACTCTGTTGAGAACTTCACCAGGTCGTCACCGGAAAGGCCCGCAGACTTCCCAAAGATTGCGAACGTACTCGCCGCGTCCAGCGCCTGCTGTTTGCTCTGGCCGAAGGCCTGCGCGGCGTTGTCGGCCCACGCCAGTACCGATGCGCTGCCGCTCTCAAACACGACGCCGACCTTGGACGTCGTCTCGCCCATGTCGCTGGCGGCCGCCACGGCGTCGCCCATGTAGCCCACTGCCTGTTGGGCAGCGCCTGCAATAGCGTTGAATGCAGCCATGCCGACGCCCATGAGCGCGCCGTTGATAGCCGAGCTCCAACCACTGACCTTGCGTTCGCCGTCGGCGAGCCCCTGCTTTAGCTGGTCATCGTTGGTCGATAGGTAGGCTACTGCATCAGCCAGGCGTACAGCCATCAGATTGTCACTCCGAACATGCCGAGCATCTCCACTGCGCTGACCCGTTCCTGGCCACTACCCTGTGCGCTGGTGAGGGATTCTGCAAAGGCAGCGACAGCAAGCCTGGCCTCATACCGTTTGCGCCTCACGTAGGCACCCAGGAGTCTGGCGGCCGCCACATCGTCGACCCACTCTGCTGCCTGTGGGTACACGGCGGCCACCAGCTCGTCTACATCGTCGCCGTAGGTGTCGGCTGCGCACCATTCGCCGCCAATGCCCGTCCAGCTTGAGACAGCCGCACCAGGTCCGACGCGAAAGGGTAGGCAAGGCCCAACACTGCCTTGAGCGCCTCCAATACCTCGTCACTGTAGGCCGTGGTCTCGATCACGTCGGCCTGTATGGCCAGCTCTGGCGAGTAGTCGAAGAGCAACTCCAGCATCGTGTCGGGCGCATTGAGCAGCAGTGGTGCAATCCGCTGCAGCAGATCGACGACGTCCGCCGGCGTGTTGATCACGATCTGGTCATAGCCCTTGACCAGCTCCATAATCGGCGCCAGCAGCATCTGCAGCCGCTTACGCCATTCTGCTTCCGCTCGCATAGGCAGTTGGCGCACTGTGTACTGCTTGCCGCCCAGGGTAACTGTCACCTCGCGCATAACTCTCCCTTCGTTTCCCGGGAAACGCTCCCGCGGGTTTAGCTAGTCTTCCAGGCCGTCACGCGCTGGAAGTTGACCAGCTGCTGCCCGGCAGTCTTGCTCGTGTCCGCCAGCGCCGTGACCTGCAGCGGAATGCCGGCGGCCGCACGCTTGGCGAACGACAGGTTGCCGTTCAAGACGAAGTTGGCGCGGTAGATAAACAGACGCAGGGGCAGCTGGCGGTTGGACGCGTCCAGGGTGTACCCCTCGAAACCGAGCTGATACTCGGGCAGGTAGATCTCACCGCCCGCCTTGAGGTCCTCAAAGCCGTGCTGTGCAGCGCCGGCAGCCGTAGTCGTGACTGTCTGCGTGCTGCCGAGCGCCAGCTTGAGGTTGGCGGCCGTGAGTTCGGCGAGGGTGGTTTCAATCGTCAGCGCCTCGCGCGTCTTCTGGCGCTTGACGATGTTAGCGATCTGCTCGACTTCCAGGTCAAAGGTCTCGATCTCGAAGCTCATCTCCACAGGCGTGAGCGTGTAGCCCAAGCTGGTCCAGCCCACGCCCCACGATGCGCCGTAAGCGACCGTGGTTTCGTCCGGCAGCGCCGTGCCGAGCGCGCTGTACCAGATGTTGGCAGGTGCGATCATGATGTCAGATGCAGGCATACAAATCCTCCTAGTACGTCACCCACCCCTCGAAGGTGAGCGACACGATCCACAAATTCAGCTCTTGCACGTAATCCGGCAGCCAGCCTGTGCGACTGAGAGGTCCCAGGTTGGTCGCCCCGTTCCGCGCCGCCAGGCCGTTTAGCGTGCCGTCCATCGCTACTGCCAGGTTGTGCGCCTCCGTCTCCGTGTGCGCCAGCGCATTTACAGTGATGATCGCACGCTGCAGGGGCGCCGTGCCCTCATTGCTTTCGCCCAGTTGCACCACATACACCGCTGCCGGCAGCTCCGTCTCCTGGTCGCGCTCGACGGGCAGCACGCGCTGCCCAACGATCGCAGAGACAGCGGCGGCCCCGGTCAACTTGGAGTAGAGGATGGCTCCCACATTCATGGCAGGTCATTCTCCAGGCCATTGCGTAGAATCTTTGCCATCTCTTCCACGGCCGTCTCGCGCGTCGCTTCGATGGCAGGACCCAAGAACGGCTGGGCAGCGGCTGCCCGATAGCGGGAGGATTTACGATAGATACCCTCGCCGAGCTTGAGCGCAGCACGCGGCCCCCGGCGCTTGCGCGGGGTGATCACTCCGGCCCGCCGGCGCCCCGACTCCTGCAGGTGCGCGTGTGGTGCACTGAACCCGACCGTGACACCATCCTCCGGCGGCAGCTTTTCCTTGCGCCAGTAGCGCCGCTTGACGTAGGTGCTCTGTGTCCGGGTCGCTACGTAGGCGGAGCGCGCTAGGTTGCCCGTGCGGCCGCGTGGCGCCTTGCGCACTGCGGCCCGTGACACTACTGTGCCCATGGCCATGCGCGCCTTGTCGCCGTGCCGACGGATTGCGGCCAAGAACTCGTCTCCGTAGTAGGACACCTGCACGTGCCGCTTGGTCGCCACTAGACCACCTCTCCGTCGCCTGTTATCTCCTGGCACTGGCACACGAGCATGCGCCGGCGGTTGTCCGGATCCGGCGTGGCCAGCAGCGACAGCACCCGCTCGTCCCACTTGATGCGGTGCGCTGCCGTCACGTCGCGGCGGTAACGCACCGTCACCACGTGCGTGAGCGTGGCAACCGTTGTCTCGTTGGCGGTACGCTCGCGCCCGGTGGGGGTACGCACATCGGCCCACACGGTGGCCACATCCTCCCAACCCGGCACCTTTGCCCCGCGCTCGTTGGTCGTGGTCGTGGCTTGTTGGATCGTCACCCGGTGACGCAGCAGCCCCGCTCTCATCTCACCACCAGCTCACTCTGTCTGCACTCAGCAGCATCTGCGCCGACTGCGGCATCTGCGTCACGATAGTACCCACTACAACCGACTCGCGATTTTCGTAGAGGCTACCCAGCGTCAAGAGGATTGCCTGCCGGTAGTTGCTCGGCACGTCGGCCGCACTGCCAAACCCAGCAACGTAGCGCACGCGCAGGCTCGGCCCTGGCATCAGCGATACCGACGGCCAACTGCGGCCAGGCTTGAGGGCAATGAGCCCAGGCTCGACGCTTGTGTAGACCACGTAATCGCTGCTCGGGATCGTGCCCGTATTGCCGTCACCGTCGGTGTAGGAGATGCTCGTCACGCTCACGAGCGGCGGATAGGGCAGCTCCATTCCACGTCCTGGCCAGCAATCCATTGAGAAGTCGAGTGTACGCTGGACAAACGCCCGGCGCGCATTTACCTCGCAGATTTGCTGCGCCGCTCGGATTAAGCCGTCGATATAGTCGTCTTCTTCTGTGCCGTCTACCCGAAGGTGCAGCTTAGCTTCGTCGACACTCACCGGCTCTTCGGTTGGCTGCACAACGATGGACACCTGTCCCGAGTACATATCACCCCCGCTTGCGACGCGCCTTTGGCAGCACCGCCATCTCCGCGCCTGGCTGCACGCTGGCTGTCTCCGGCGCGGGAGGCACTATCACAGGCGGCGCATCCACCGCCTCTGCATAGCCGCCGGCGATCAGCGCCATGGCCGCCTCATCCGGCAGACTCACCACCGTGCCCGCCGGCCACGCACCTTCCGGCCCCGCCATCGTCGTCAACATCCGTACACGCATACCCAGCTCCTGTCAGCGTGGGATGGGCAGTCACCCACCCATCCCCGCCACCCGTCACTATCGAGACTAGGCCGTGCCTTCGGCTGGGCTGATGTGCAGCTCAGTCGTCACAGCGTCGGTCACGTTGTTATTGACCGGCATCTCGGTGGCGCCGTACTGGTAGTACACGGCCGACTGCGCCGATGCGTTCGTGGCGTCGTTGTCGATCACCACGCGCACGTAACGCTC